CCCGGCCAGGCCTATCTGGACATGGAAGGCAGCCGCACCGACAGCAACGAGCCGCTCAGCCTGCGCGTGCCGCTCGCCCTGGGAGCCGCCGCATGAGCACCTTTACCCCCATCGATCTCGCCCAGCTGCCGACGCCCGATGTGGTCGAGCCGATCGACTACGAAGCCATCCTCGCCGAGCGCAAGGCCTTCGCCATCAGCCTCTGGCCCGCCGACAAGCAGGCCGAGGTCGCCGCCACCCTGGCGCTGGAATCCGAGCCGCTCACCAAGCTGCTGCAGGAGAACGCCTACCGCGAGACCCTCTGGCGCCAGCGCGTCAACGAAGCCGCACTGGCCGTCATGCTGCCGTTCGCCAAGGGCGCGGACCTGGAGCAGATCGGCGCGCGCTTCAACGTGGCCCGCCTGATCGTCACCCCGGCCAACCCCAGCGCCGTGCCGCCAGTAGCGGCCGTGATGGAAGAGGACGAACCCCTGCGCGAGCGCATTCAAATGGCCATGGAGGGGCTGAGCACCGCCGGCCCGCGCAACGCCTACATCTTCCATGCACGCAGCGCCGATGGCCGTGTGGCCGACGCCTCCTGCATCAGTCCCAACCCGGCCGAGGTCATCGTCACCGTGCAGAGCGCCCTGGGCGACGGCAGCGCCGATGCTGAGCTGCTCGCCGCGGTGGATGCCTACCTCAGCGACGAAGACCGCCGCCCGGTCGCTGACCGCCTCACCGTTCAGGGCGCGGAGGTGCTGCCCTACAGCGTCAACGCCGTGCTCTACCTCAACACCGTCGGCCCCGAGGCTGAGCCGATCCGCGCCGCCGCCGAGGCCCGCGGGCTCGCCCTGGTCAGCCAGCGCCGCCGCTTGGGGCAGGAGATCAACCGTTCCGCCCTGGACGCCGCCCTGCACATCGAGGGCGTCAAGCGCGTCGAGCTGCCCGGCTGGGTCGACGTGATCGCCACTGAAACCCAGGCGCCGTATTGCACCGGCTTCACCGTCACGGTGGCGGAGGTCTGATGGCGAGCCTCGGCCTGCTACCCCCCAACGCCAGCGAGCTGGAGCGCCTCGCCGCTGAGGCCCTTGCGCAGATCGAACGCGTCCCGGTACCGCTGCGCCAGCTCTGGAATCCGGACACTTGCCCGGTGGATCTGCTGCCGTACCTCGCCTGGGCGTTTTCCGTCGATCGCTGGTCCAGCGCCTGGCCCGAGCGTGCCAAGCGCGATGCCATCAAGGCCGCCTACTTCATCCACGCCCACAAGGGCACCATCGGCGCGCTGCGCCGGGTGGTCGAGCCGCTGGGCTACCTCATCGAAGTGTGCGAGTGGTGGGAGGAGGCGCCGCTCGGCACGCCTGGCACCTTCCGCCTGCTGGTGGGCGTGCTGGATACCGGCATCACCGAAGAGATGTACCAGGAGCTCACCTGGCTGATCGACGACGCCAAGCCCGTCAGCCGCCACTTGGTCGGCCTGGCCATCGGCCTGGACGTCACCGGCACGGCCCACATCGGCGCCGCGCTCACCACCGGCGACGAACTCACCGTCTACCCACCCGCATCGCGTGACATCGAGGTCGGCGGCACGCTGGCCTGGGGCGCGCGCGAACACGTCATCGACACCATGGACATCCGCTGATATGGCAGACCAGAACTCGCAATACATGGCCATGCTCACCGCTGTCGGCGAGGCCAAGCTGGCCAACGCCACCGCCCTGGGCGTCAACCTGAACATCACCCAGCTCGGCGTCGGCGATGCCAACGGCGCCGAACCGATGCCGAGCCGCACCCAGACAGAGCTGATCAACGAGCGCCGCCGCGCACCGCTCAACCAGCTGAGCATCGACCCGAACAACAGCGCGATCATCATCGCCGAGCAGGTCATCCCCGAGGACATTGGCGGCTGGTGGATCCGCGAGATCGGTTTATATGACGAAGCGGGCGATCTGGTTGCCGTGGCCAACTGCCCGCCGACCTATAAGCCCGAACTCGCCCAGGGCAGCGGACGCACTCAGGTGGTCCGCCTCAATATCCTGGTGAGCAGCACTCAGAACATCCAGCTGAAAATCGACCCGAGCGTGGTGCTGGCGACGCGCAAGTACGTGGACGATCTGACCGTCCGGGCCACGCAGCTAGACGCCGAGACCGGGACAGACAACAGCAAAATCATGACGGCGCTGCGCGTGTTCCAGGCGCTGCGCTCGGCGGCCGCCAAGGCTGACGAAGCTCTGCGCGGGGCGCTACGAGTGGGCACCCAGGCGGAGGTGAATGCAGGGGCGCTGGATGATGTGGCAGTTACGCCAAAAAAGCTGAGGTGGGGGTTTGCCGCGAGCTTCGGGAATAACGGTTACATCGCGTTCCCCAGCTGGCTTGGCTCATGGATTGTGCAATGGGGGGCGGGGTCATCCAATGCTGCAGCTGTAAACAGCGAGGCATCGTTTTCATTTCCCTTGGCATTCCCCACCTCCGTCTATGGTTGTATCCCCTATTACTACATCACTACCGCGTGGCAAGGCGCGACGGTCAGCTATGCCAACGTGGCCGAACTGAGCGTTAACGGTGGGAAAATGATCAATGGTGTCGCTTCCGCCCGCACCTATTCATATCTTGCATGGGGGAAATGACAGATGGCATCGAGAATGTACAGCCCTACCACCGGTAATACCTATCTCCCGGGGATTCACACTTCGTTACCGCCTGATGCCATCCCGATTTCGAATGAACGTTATCAGTCGGTTATTGCAAATCCGACCGCGGGTAAAGTTCGCAGCCACGACGCTGCAGGACTCCCAATATTGGTCGACCCGCCCCCTCACGTGCCAACGGCCGAGGAGTTGTGCGCTCATGTCGACACCGCCGCAGATGAGGCCCGTCGCAAGGTAGCTGGCGATCCACTGCGAGCCGTCGAATACGACCGCGCCCGCATCGAGGCGCAGACCTTCGCGGACGCCGGTTACCCAGCAGACGCGGTGCCCCGCACCGTCGCCGCCTGGGCCATCAACGGGCGCACCGCCCAACAGGCTGCGGACAGCATCCTGGCCGAGGCTGCGGCGTACACCGAGGCGCTGTATGTCATCCGCGAAACGCGCCTTGCCGCCAAGGAGCAGATCCGCACGCTGATGGCCGCCGACGAGGTCGAGCAGGCGCAGCAGCTGGCTGAGCAGACCATCGCCGCGATCGAGGCGGCAGTGGCAGGCGTCGGTAACGCCGCGGCGTGATTCATTGCTGGAAGAACAGCCCCGCAAGTCGGGGCTTTTTCTTGTCCGTGCTGTAACCCCCACCGCTACACAGCCCGCCGCGTGCGCCTCTTGCGCGCGCGCGTCACCCTCAAGGCTCACTGATCCGGCACTCGCCCAGGAGCCTCAACCCCATGGCCACCGATTACCATCACGGCGTCCGCGTCCTCGAAATCAACGAGGGCACCCGCCCCATTCGCACCGTTTCCACCGCCGTGGTGGGCATGGTCTGCACCGCGTCGGATGCTGATGCGGTCAAGTTCCCCCTCAACAAGCCGGTACTGCTCACCGACGTGCTCACCGCCTCCGGTTCCGCCGGCGAGCTGGGCACCTTGGCGCGCAGCCTGGATGCCATCGCCGACCAGGCATCGCCCGTCACCGTCGTGGTGCGCGTGGAAGAGGGCGCCGACGAGGCCGCGACCACCAGCAATATCATCGGCGGCGTAAGCCCAACCGGCGAATACCAGGGCATGAAGGCGCTGCTGGCTGCTGAGGCCCAGCTCGGCGTCAAGCCGCGCATCCTCGGCGTGCCCGGGCTCGATTCGCTGCCGGTAGCCACCGAGCTGGTATCGATCGCCGAGAAGCTGCGCGGCTTCGCCTACGCCAACGCCTACGGCTGCGAGACCGTCAGCGATGCCATTGCCTACCGCGCCGGCTTCGGTGCGCGTGAGCTGATGCTCATCTGGCCGGACTTCGTCTCTTGGGACACCGTGGCGAACGCCAATGCACCGGCGAGCGCCATCGCTCGCGCCCTAGGCCTGCGCGCCAAGCTGGACGAGCAGGTCGGCTGGCACAAGACCCTCTCCAACGTGCCGGTCAACGGCGTGTCGGGCCTGTCCAAGGACATCTACTTCGACCTGCAGAACCCAGCCACCGACGCCGGGCTGCTCAACGCCGACGAGGTCACCACGCTGATCCGCCGCGATGGCTTCCGCTTCTGGGGCTCGCGCACCTGCTCGGCTGATCCGCTGTTCGCCTTCGAGAACTACACCCGCTCGGCGCAGGTACTGGCGGACACCATGGCCGAGGCGCACTTCTGGGCGGTGGACAAGCCCATGCACCCCTCCCTGGTGCGCGACATCGTCGAAGGCATCAACGCCAAGGGCCGCGAGCTGGTCCGCCTGGGCTACCTGCTCGGCTTCGAGTGCTGGTACGACGAGGCCGCCAACGACAAGGACACCCTCAAGGCCGGCAAGCTCTACCTGGACTACGACTACACCCCGGTACCGCCGCTGGAAAACCTGCTGCTGCGCCAGCGCATCACCGACCGCCACCTGGTCCAGTTCGCCGCCGCCGTCAACGCCTGACACCCATTCACCTGCGCGGCCCAGGCCGCGCCGTAGGAGAGCCCGACCATGGCCCTGCCCAAGAAACTCAAGCACCTCAATCTGTTCAACGACGGCAACAGCTACCTCGGCATCGCCAAGGCCGTCACCCTGCCGGTTCTCGGCCGCAAGCTGGAGGCATACCGGGGCGGCGGCATGGACGGCCCGGTCAAGGTCGACATGGGCCACAGCGACGACGGCCTGCAGCTGGAGTGGACCCTCGGCGGCTGGGATCTGATCGCCGTGCGCCAGTTCGGCGCCACCAAGGTCGACGGCGTGCAGCTGCGCTTCTCCGGCTCGGTGCAGCGCGACGACACCGGCGAAGTCAGCGCGGTGGAGATCGTCACCCGCGGCCGGCATGAAGAGATCGACTTCGGCGACGCCGAGCCCGGCGAAGACACCGAGCACAAGATCACCACCGCTCTGACCTACTACAAGCTCAGCGTCGACGGTGAGGTCCTCATCGAGATCGACCTGCTCAACTTCGTCTACATCGTCGACGGCGACGACCGCCTGGCAGAGCACCGCAAGGCCCTCGGCATCTAAGCCGTGCACAGCCAGCGCCACCCTTTCCGCAACCCGTCAGCAGCGACCCTGCTGGCGGCCTCAACGCACCCAAGGAGCAACCCCATGGAAACCCCCGAGACCACCGCCGAAAAGGCCAAGAACCCCAACGAAGCGGTCATCAAGCTCGACACCCCTATCAAGCGCGGCGAGACCACCCACGACACCGTCACCCTGCGCAAGCCCATGAGCGGCGAGCTGCGCGGCGTCACCCTGGTCGACCTGGTGCAGATGGACGTGCTGGCCCTGCGCAAGGTGCTGCCGCGCATCAGCACCCCCAGCCTCACCGATCACGAGATCGGCGCCATGGACCCGGCCGACCTGATGGCCTGCGGCGTCGCGGTGTCCGGTTTTTTGCTGCAGAAGTCGGCGAAGGAAGCTGCCCTCGTTGCGTAGAAGACGCCATGGCCGACCTGGCCGTGGTCTTTCACTGGGCGCCGGCGGACATGGACCCGCTGGCCCTTTCTGATCTGATCGAATGGCGCGAGCGGGCCAGAACACGCTGGGAGCTGAAGCATGGCCAATGACTTGAAGATGGAGGTGATCCTCCAGGCCATTGACCGAGCCACCCGGCCGATCCGCGCCATCACTCAGGGGAGCGTCGGCCTCGGCCGCGCCCTCAAGGACTCTCGCGACCAGCTCAAGACCCTGCAAGCGCAGCAGCGCGACGTCAGCAGCTGGCGCACCCTGCGCGCGGCGAGCGAGCAGACCGAAACCGCCCTGCAGGCCGCCCGCGAGCGCGTGAAGGCGCTCGGCAAGGACCTGGCCGCCACTGGCGTGCCCACCCGGCAGATGACCCGCGACCTCAAGGGCGCCATCCGCGAAGCCACCGCCCTCAAGAGGCAGCACCAGGAGCAGCAGGTGCAGCTCCAGGGCCTGCGCAACAAGCTCAGCGCCGCTGGCATCAGCACGCGCAACCTCAGCCAGCACGAGCGCGACCTGCGCCAACGCATCGAACAGACCAACCAGGCCATCACCGAGCAGGGCCGGCGCATGCAGCGCCTGACCGCGCAGACCAAGCAGCTCGCAATGGCCCGGGCTCAGTACGACAAGACGCAGCAGCTCGCCGGCAGCATGGCCGGCGCCGGTGCAGGCTCTGCCGCGGCAGGGGCCGCCATGGGCGTTCCGGTGCTCAGCACCGTGCAGAGCTACATGGGCTTCGAGGACGCCATGGCGGGCGTGGCCAAGCAGGTGGAAGGCGCCCGCGACGGCAACGGGCAGCTCACCAGCACCTACTTCGAGATGGCCGACGCCATCAAGGCCATGGCCGAGCGCATCCCCATGGCCACCACCGAGATCGCCGCCCTGGTGGAAGGCGCGGCGCGCATGGGGGTGTCCGGCAAGGACAACCTGCTGGCGTTCGCCGAGGTGGCCGCCAATGCCGCCACCGCGTTCGAGCTGCCGGCCGACCAGATCGGCGAGAACCTCGCGCGCATCGCCGACCTGTACAAGATCCCGATCCAGAACGTCAGCCAGCTGGGCGACGCCATCAACTACCTGGACGACAACGCCAAGTCGAAGGGCGCGGACATCATCGAGGTGCTGCAGCGCACGGCCGGCGTCACCGCCTCGGTGGGCATGAGCTACAAGGACGCCGCCGCCCTGGGCTCCACCTTTCTCACCCTGGGCGCCACCGCCGAGGTAGCCGGCACCGCCACCAACGCGATGATCCGCGAGCTGGCGATCGCCACACAGCAGCCCAAGCGCTTCCAGGCCGGGCTCAAGGCGCTGGGGCTCGAAGCCGAGGCGCTGCAGAGCGGCATGGCCGAGAACGCGACGGGCACGCTGCAGCAGGTCCTGGACGCCATCAACAAGCTGCCCAAGGCCGAGCAGCTCGGCGTCACGACGCAGCTGTTCGGCAAGGAGTTCGGCGACGACGCCGCCAAGCTGGCCCAGAACATCGGCGAGTACCGCCGTCAGCTGGACATGGCCAACTCCACCGCCGGCTCAGGCTCCATGCAACGCGAAGCGGACATCCGCGCGGAATTGATATCGGCGCGCATGGACATGGCCAAGAACCGGGCCTTTAACCTCTCGGCCACCCTGGGCGAGACCCTGCGCCCCACGCTGGTGGAGCTGTTCGAGAGCTTCAACAGCGTGATCGGCCGCGTGACCGACTGGGTCAAGGCCAACCCGGAACTCGCCGGGCAGATCATCAAGACCGTGGCCGGCGTGGCAGCGCTGGCCGCTGGGTTCGGCGCCGTCACCCTGGGCCTGGCCAGCTTCCTCGGCCCGTTCGCCATGGCGCGCTACGCGCTGACGCTGTTCGGCATCAAGGGCGCGAGCCTGGGTACCGTTCTGCTCAACCTGGGCAAGGCCGTGCTGCCAATGGTGGGCAAGGCGATCCTGTTCATCGGTCGGGCGCTGATGATGAACCCCATCGGCCTGGCGGTGACCGCCATCGCGGCCTCGGCCTACCTGATCTATCGCAACTGGGAGCCGGTCAAGGCGTTCTTCCTCGGCCTGTGGGCGGAGATCAAGCAGGGCTTCGCCGGCGGCCTCACCGGCATCGCCACGCTGATCCTCAACTTCTCACCGCAGGGGCTGTTCTACCGCGCCTTCGCCGGCCTGATGAGCTACTTCGGCGTGGAGTTGCCAGCCAAGTTCTCCGACTTCGGCGGCATGCTCCTGGACGGCCTGGTAAACGGCATCAAGAACAAGCTCGGCGCCGTTAAGGCTGCGATCGGCGGCGTCGGCGACAGCACCGTCGGCTGGTTCAAGGAGAAGCTCGGCATCCACTCGCCGTCGCGCGTGTTCGCCGAGCTGGGCGGCTTCACCATGCAGGGCCTGGAGCAGGGGCTGGTGGGCGGCCAGGGCGGCCCGCTGGGCGCGGTCACCGCCATGGCCAAGCAACTGGCAGCAGCCGGGGCCGTCAGCTTCGGCATGAGCGGCCCGGCAATGGCCATGGACAACCGCCCGCCGCTATCAGCCGCGGCGAGCAGCGCGCCCATGGTCGTCCAGGGCGACACCTACCAGATCACCATCCACGCGGCGCCCGGTACCGACACCGCAGGCCTGCGCCAGATGTTCAACCAGCTGCTGGACGAGCGCGAGCGCGGCAAGGCTGCCCGCGTGCGCTCGGCCTTTGGCGACCAGGAGTAACACCCCATGATGATGGCCCTCGGCATGTTCGTGTTCAGCCTGGAGACCCTGGCCTACCAGGAGTTCCAACGGCAGACGGACTGGCGCCACGGCTCCACCAGCCGCATCGGTACCAACCCGGCGCGCCAGTACCTCGGGCGCGGCGAGGACAGCATCACCCTGCCCGGCGTGCTACTGCCCGGCCTGGTCGGCAGCCCGCTCAGCCTCGACACCCTGCGCATGATGGCCGACACCGGCAAGGCCTGGCCCCTGGTGCAGGGCGACGGCCGCATCTTCGGCCTGTGGGTGATCGAGTCGCTCAGCGAGACGCGCACGCTGTTCTTCCGTGACGGCGCCGCTCGCCGCATCGAGTTCAACCTCAAGCTGGGCCGCATCGACGACGGTCGCGTCGATCTGCTGGGCAGCCTCACCGGCAGCGTCGGCGGCATCCTGCGGGGGCTGCTGTGAGCCTGCTCAGCCAGGCCGGCGCGCTGCTCGGTGACGCGGCCAACCGCTACCGCGAGGCGACGTCCTACCCCAAGCCGATCTGCCGCGTGGTGGTCAACGGCCGCGACATCACCCTCGACATCGAGCAGCGCCTAGTCAGCATCGAGCTGACCGACAACCGCGGCATGGAGGCCGACCAGCTCGACATCACCCTCAGCGACCACGATGGGCTGCTGGCCATCCCACCCCGGGGCGCCACCGTGCGCCTGTGGCTGGGCTGGAGCGATACCGGCCTGGTGGATAAGGGCAGCTACACCGTGGACGAGACCGAACACAGCGGCGCGCCGGACGTGCTCAGCATCCGCGCCCGCAGCGCCGACCTGCGCGGTGGCCTCAAGGTCAAGCGCGAACGCAGCTGGGACGGTGCCACCCTCGGCGCAATCATCGCCTCGATCGCCTCCGCTCATGGCCTCGCACCCGTGGTCAGCCCCATCCTGGCGGCCATTGAGCTGCTGCACCTGGACCAGGCCAACGAGAGCGACGCCAACCTGCTCAGCCGCCTGGGCCTGCAGCACGACGCCATCAGCACCGTGAAGGCCGGGCGCCTGCTGTTCATGCCAGCCGGCAAAAGCACCACAGCCAGCGGCCTGAGCCTGCCCCACGTCACCCTCACCCGGGCGGACGGCGACCAGCACCGCTTCCTGCAGGCCGACCGCGACAGCTATACCGGCGTCAAGGCGTACTACTACGAGATCAACAGCGCGGAGAAGAAGGAGGCCATCGCCGGCGGCGGCGACAACCTCAAGGAGCTGCGCCACAGCTACACCGACCAGGCCAGCGCCCTGCGCGCCGCGCGCGCCGAGTGGGGCCGCCTGCAGCGCGGTACCGCCACGCTCAGCTACATGCTGGCCAAGGGGCGCCCGGAGCTGACCCCCGACCAGACCTACAGCCTGCTCGGCATCAAGGCCGAGATCTCGGCCATCGTCTGGCTGGGCGGCAACCTGCGACACAGCTTCACGCCGGACAGCTACACCACCAGCCTGGAGCTGGAGTCCAAGCTGCCCGATGGCGATGACGTGGATCTGCTGGCCGATCACGACGGCGACTACACCGGCGTGATTGCCTGGTACCGCGAGGAGAAAACGGGCGAGCAGAAGAAACTCACCGCCGGCGACCAGACCAAGCCCAAGCGCCTGACGCACCTCTACGCGAGCAAAGCCAATGCCCAGCGGGCAGTGGATAGGGAGTTGAAGAAGCTATAAATCCATGGATGATGTGTTATCGCTCAAAGGGTGGCATCGATGGATCGAGAAGTTTGGCAGCAGGTAATCACAGAGACGTCCGTTCCTGCGTGGCGTTGCCCGGTATGCAAAATGGGGCACACCCATCTTGAAGAAGGAACGTTCAGATTCGAGGAAACCGCTGAGTCGGTGAGGTGGAGAAACGACGACGGCTGGGACCCTGACTGGATTGATTATGCGTTCACAGCATGGGCTTACTGCACCAACCCACGGTGCGGACAGCGATTTTGCATCTCAGGGAATGGCGGGATCAGCGAGACCTATGATGAAGACGGAGTTGACTGGGAAGAGTATTTCCTCCCGAAACACTGTTATCCGATGCCATGGATCATCGAAATCCCTAAAAAATGTCGTAGAGAGATCAAGGAAGAACTTAAATCTGCATTTCTGTTGTTCTGGAGCCACCGGCCAGCTTGCGCTGGAAGATTACGCGTAGTGCTTGAGCTATTGATGGATCACATCGGCGTGCCGACTGAAATAACAGGGGAAGATCAAAAGATCCGGCAGCTCAAGCTGCACCATCGAATTGAGCATTTCATGTCTCAGAATCAAGCCGTTGGAGCGCAACTTATGGCCCTGAAGTGGCTAGGGAATACAGGTGCTCACGACTCTTCGGTAATGAAGAAAGATCTTCTGGACGCGTTTGAGATTCTTGAATATGCATTAGAGGAAATTGTCGACATGCGGGCAGAGCGCGTCGCAGAGCTGGCAAAAACACTACAAGATAAACATTCAAATAAGCCAGGGGGCTAGGTTCGCCCTAAGACTTCAGGCATGTCCCCCCGAGGCGTTGAGGTCACGGCTACTGGTCTGTGGTGCGAAGGATCGGACAAGGCTGAGCCAATCAGCATGAAAAAGGCCCCGCTAAGGGGCCTTCTTTTCACTTGGGAAGTGTGTGGCCCATGACGAGAGCCTCCAGCATCCGCATCATCATCAGCTGATCGTTCTCACACAGCTGACGGTAGAACCGAAGAAGCGTGTACTCACGCGGCGTCAGGCCTTCCAGCGGGGGCTGTGCACCCGCTTCCAAAGAGCGACCGTCCACAGCCTCAATTGCTTTGAAACTCATCTGCATACTCCATCATTGGCAGTGAATTTCTGACGTTACAGCCAAGATTCAGAATCCCAAGCCCCTCTAGACTGGTACTCGCAGAGTTTTACGGGTGCCAAAAAAAGGCGCCATCTAGGCGCCTTCCGGTAACTCAATAGCCTTACTTGCTCTTCGGGTTCAACGCGTCCAACTTCTTCGCCAGTTGTTTATTGCGAGCGCTGCGCTCGAAAACCCTGCTCTTGAAGTTAGATATCTCGCGCCACTCATGCAGGATCAGGAAGAAGCTGGAGATGCTGATCCCCAAGCTCAGCCCGGTATAAACCGTCACCGCGTGGTAGACCTTCCAACTCGCAGGTGAGAACCACAGTCCGAACGCAATGATGATGGCGGACACCAGGTAGAACGTGAGCGCGATCTGAACTTGCCGTATTTTTTCCGACACCGTTTCACGGATGCGACGGCGCTCGCTACCGGACAAGCCCTTCGTCTCACGGATGCTATTCAGGTTGACCCACAGCTGGATGGCAAAGCCCATCGGCAATAGGAAAACCGTCAACAGCCCCCACTGCACAACCGGTGCAGTGGTGCGATCGAACGAAGCCACAATGTAATGAGCCAGGAGCGCGCCCATGGCAGCGGAAAGCACCACTGCCAGCACGCCAGTTCCTGTCCATCCACCTTGCTTTTTCATCTATCACTCTTCTGCGTTTTGCTCAGGATCTGCATCGCCTTGGCGAAGTTTCCCAACCAGCCAGCCGTGCATCTTGTGGTATAGGACACCCTCATCGAGTAGTCCATTCTCCAGCTTTGCGACTGATATGGGGCCCGATAGTTTCAGGTCATTGCCCTTGATCTCGCCACCCCCATTGAGCGAAATCCTGACGTCTGCCTCATCAACATGCCGAAGCGAGGTGGCGATATTATCAAGCATCCGCTGCCCAACCCGCGTGGTCTGACGAACGTAGGTGATCTCCAGGCTAACCTTGAGATTCGCCTCGTCGAGGTCCTCCTCCAGATCGAGGCGGTTGAACCAATCGGCTCCAAGGGCAGCTTTGATCACGTCGCCAGCGAACCCTGTCGGGAAGAACCGCACACGGCGGGCATCGATCCCCTCCTCTTCCTCCGGCTGGGCCGGCGCGACTTCCTGCTGCGCCTCACGCTCACCCTCTGGCACAGCTTGTGCGGTTGTCATCGGGGAACCGATTTCGATCTTCTTCACCGGCGCCCGGGCGATCCGCTCGAAGGTTTCCTGGGACGGCTGATCCTGCAAGATGATGGCCGTACCAATGGCGACCCCGCCGAAACTGCCAATCAGCCAGCCGAGGTGCGCCTCCAGCTCGCGCGAGCGCAGGGCACTGGACTGCAGCACTACCAGGTGATTCTCGAAGACGCCGAAGTAGAGGAACGAATCGACGAATTCTTTGCGGTGCTGCTCGCGCTCGGCCGGCGCCTCGATGTTGTTGAGCGCCTCGTTGGTCAGTGCGTCCAGCGCATACGACTCAGCGTCATCGTTGAGTGTGATGTACGCCTGGCTACGCCCCGGCTCGAAGTAGATCATCTGGCAGAAGAGCATGCCGTTGTAATCACGCTTGTGGTTGATCACACGGAAGCTATTGGTGTCCGCGCTGACAATCTCTTTCCGCTGACCGACACGGTGCGCAGGGCTTCCTTCGGCGAATACCCGGCCGAGGATCTCCTGCAAGTTGCCACCGCCGGAAATCACCGCCCGCTTGTAATGAATCGTCTTGGTTACGGATTCAGCCATTACTCGTCCTTGCTTGAGATTGTTTAGTCGGCCCTAGCCCAATGCGGATCAGCAGGGGACTTCCCCGGTATTGATCAGATGCAGCAACTGCGATTCGTCCAGGACGAATGCACCTGCCCCCCGAGCAGCCTCCACCTTGGTGGGCCCGGCGTTGTAGCCAAAGCAGAGCACGGTCAGTGACCTACCAGCGGTCTTCATGACGCGGAACCCGTTATCTGCGGCTAGTGACTCCAGGCGGGTGCGGTCAGGCGCTTTGAAGCCAGTAAATAGGATCTGCGGACGCGCATCTGGAAGTGCTTTCGGAGCTGGCTCGGGCGCGGGCGGAGCGGCCTCTCCTAGCAGAAGGTCTTCCCCCTCCAGGAACTGCTGCACTCGATCTTTCCGAAAAGTGCGCGGCAAGCTGTCAGCTTCGTTCCGGCCCTGGATATAGCGCGAGTTTTCCTTCCAACGAGTGAGCACCCACTCAGCGGTATTTCCCTGCGCGTCGGTATAGATAAATCGGAGCATCCCATCCCCTAGGTGCAAGCATCAGCGCTTGCCAGCTTGGTAATTCCCTGCCATCGCCGACATGGCGGTGATGATCTTTTCGAGACCGGCCCGGTCCTCGGGTGGTAACTGGCGGAAGCGATCGAGTAGATCCGCCTCTTCGGCGGTGACGCTGTCAGCAGGCTGCGGCTTGCGTTCTCCAGTGATCACGTACAGCACGTCGATTCCGGCGGTGGCTGCTGCCGCCAAGTAGTTGGCATCTGGGCTGCGCTCGCCTTTTTCGTAGTTGTACTGGGTGTTCTTCGAGGCCCCAGCCAACGCAGCGAAATCGGTCTGGTTGAGCCCGATTCGCTCACGTTCTTCTTTCAGGCGGTCGCCAATTCCCACAAACGTCTCCACTAGCCGTTGACATTCCATCAAATGAGGGAAATACTCAGCACCACATCACACGAAACCACACGAATTTGAACTATGCCGAACGGATACCCCAGCGAGCAAGCGCGCAACGCTGCGCGTGAACGCCTCAGCAAGCTCGGCCTGACCGCCAAGGAATGGGCCGAACAGAACGACATCAGCCCGTCCACGGTTTACGCCGTGCTCAACGGGCAGAAGAAGTGCCTGCGCGGTGAAGCCCACCGCACCGCCGTACTGCTCGGCATCAAGGAAGGCGTAGTAGCCGCCGACGCGCCGCGTTACGGGCGCCGCAAGACTGACTTCGCAGTGATTCCAAAGTAATGGCAAACCCCAAGGCGAGAAACGAGAAGATGAAGCACGCGATCCTCGACAGTCGGCGCAAGGTGGTCAGCGCCATCATCGCCGCTTACCCCGGCGGCCGTGACTGCGCCGCGGCCCGCCTGGGCCTGGAAATCAAGAAGTTCGACAACCACGCCTACGAGAGCGCCGGCCACCGCCCGCTGACCGACGAGCAGATCCTGCTGCTCGAGCAGCAGATCGGCACGGCCTACCTCCCCGAGTACATCGCCGCCCAGTACGGCGGAGTGTTCGTCCCGCTGCCGGCTGCCGAAGAACTGGACAACATGGAGCTCTACCACCGCGCCGTGGACACCGCGAAGCGCCGCGGCCGGGTGGACCTGATCATCGCCAAGGCCCTGGAGGACGGCGCGATCGACGAAGGCGAAGCCAACGCCATCCTCGATGCCCACCGCCGCTACGTCTCTGCCCGCCACGCGGAGATAGCGGCAGTCATCGTTCTGCATACCTGCAACGACAAAAAATAAGTGCTGTACGGCCGCTGCCACGGCCGAGGGGGAAGGGATTTGAGCGTTTACAAGCTGGTATGCCCGGCATGCGGAGAGCGGATGCGCATTCGCAACTCCGAGGGGCAAACACCGACATTCCGCACCATCTATGGCCAGTGCATGAATCTGGCCTGCGGCTTGGTGCTCACGGGCTCGATGAGCTGGGACTACCAGATCAATACCTCGGGCATGGACAAGCCGAGGGTGGTGCTGCCGATTGCGCCATCCGTGGCGAAAATGCAGGCGTTGCGTGACAGCCGGCCTGCATCCGATCAACCCGATCTGTTCGATCAGCCACTCAAGGAAGCACACGCATGAACCGCGAACCCTCTGCCAAGGATTACCGCAGCAGCATGCAGGCCGCCGCCAAGGCCTACCTCCTGCGCCATCAGGATGAGCACCTTGCCGACGATGAGCGCCTATATGACCGCGCGTGCCGTTATTTGGTTCAAGGCCTGGACGTTCCCGCGTTCATGGCGCCGCGGCTGGTCCATCTGGCGATGACCGAACTCTCCTCCCGCGTGGGTATCGATCGCGGCCTCGGTGATGAGCACCGGCTGTGCCTGGTGCTGGTACGCACCGGGGAACGGGCCTTCATTCCGACCCGCTATCTGCCGCTGCGCCTGCAGCCTCCCGCGGCACTGCCGGCTGCAGCAGCCGCGCACTGACCACCACCCCCTGAATCACCGTACCCAGACCCGCTAGAGCGCGGGTTTGGGGAAGTTGCACCCGAAATTCGAGGTTGCCGCCATGCAACAAGCCATTGCCATCCAGCTGGACATGCCCAAGCCCGTAGCCGAGGCCCTGCTCAGCAGCCTGCGCTGCGAGCTGCGCCGTGGCCTGACCGAGCACTGGTACGACGATCGCTACCGCACCGTGCCGGAGTTCCTGCGCAGCCGCCGCATCCTCGATGACTACCCGGCCCTCGCCGGCCACAAACGCACCATCGGGGCGCTGAAAGCCGCCCTGGGCGCCAACCAGTAAGGCCAGCCACACCATGCAGATGAAAGAAACCCTACGGGCCGAGGTGCTGCGCCGCATCGAGCGCGACTTCGGCCTCCAGCACATGGCCGGCACCAACTACATGCGCAAGGGCAAATGCCCGGCGCACAACTGCGGCAAGAAGACCCTCTACACCTTCCACGACTCGCCCTGGATGCTGATCTGCGGCCGTCCGGAGAAGTGTGGCCACCGCGTCCACGTCAAAGAGCTGTATGACGACCTGTTCAACGACTGGAGCAAGACCGCCCCGGCCACCGCCCAGGACCCGATGGCCACAGCCAGCGCCTACCTGCAGTTCGCCCGCGGCTTCCGCCTGGAGTTGATTGCTGGCTGGTACAGCCAGGAGAACTACTGGAGCCGCGACATCAACGCCGGCAGCGCGACCGTGCGCTTCCCGCTGGAGAAAGGCGGCTACTGGGAACGGCTGATCGACCGGCCGGAGCGCTTCGGCAAGCAGAAGGCCCGCTTCAAGCCGGGCGAAAGCTACAAGGGCGTCTGGTGGTGCCCGCCGTCGCTCAACCTGGTGGAAGTCGAGGAGCTGTACATCGTCGAGGGCATCTTCGACGCGATCGCCCTGCTGCACCACGACGTCGCTGCCGTCTCGATGATGAGCAGCGCGCCGCTGCCCGAGCAATCGCTCAAGGCACTCAAGAACGCCTGCCATGAGGCAGACAAGCGCCTGCCGCGCCTGGTCTGGGCGCTGGATAACGAGCCGGTCGCCAAGGCGAATATGCGCCGCTGGGCGAAGGAGGCCCGCGCCCTGGGCTTCAAGTGCGAGGCGGCTGTCATCCCGCAGCGCGGCGCCAAGAAGGTTGACTGGAACGACCTGCACCAGCGCTGGGCCTTCATCGACGGCGACGAAGAGCGCGCCAAACGCATCGAGCTGGACATGGCCGAGGCCCGCCACCAGGGCGCCCTGCTGCTGGCCGAGTCGGCCGAGGAAAAGGGCCTGCTCATGTACGAATGGGACGAGCGCAAGGAATTCCACTTCACCTACCGCTCGCGCCTGTACTGGTTCAACCTGGACATGGAGAAGTACGAGCGCACCGCCCGCGAGCTTGACGGCTCCGAGCACCACGACGACCAGCAGCTCAACGACAAGCAACGCCGGGACAAGGCCTTGCGTCAGAGCGCCGCCGTGGTGCGCATCGCCAACTGCTACTTCGACGCGCTGTATTACATGCGCAACGAGGTGACCGACGAGGCCTGGTACTACTTCCGCGTCGAGCGGCCCGAAGCGCCCACCATCAAGAGCACCTTCACCGCGGCGCAGATCGCCTCGGCGCCGGAGTTCAAGAAGCGCCTGCTCAACGTCTGCAACGGGGCCATGTTCACCGGCACCCCGCAGCAGCTGGAGCGCATGCTTGGCTACCAGCTCGACAGCCTCAAGACCGTCAACACCATCGACTGGATCGGCTACACCCGCGAGCACGGCGTCTACGTGTTCAACGACCTGGCGATCGCCGGCGGCAAGGTGCACAAGCTCAACGAAGAGGACTTCTTCGACGTCGGCTCCCTGAGCATCAAGTCGCAGAGCCTGTCGCCTGTGCTGCACATCAACGCCAACCTGGCCGACTACGACGAAGAGTGGTTCGACCTGTTCTGGCGCTGCTTTGGCGTGCGCGGCGTGGTGGTGCTGGCATGGTGGCTGGGCGCGCTGTACGCCGAGCAGATCCGCCAGCTGCACAAGTCCTACCTGTTCCTGGAGCTGATCGGTGAGGCCGGCGCGGGCAAGACCACCCTGGTGGAGCTGCTCTGGAAACTGACCGGCCGGACCGAATACGAAGGCTTCGACCCGTCCAAGGCGACCCCGGCCAGCCGCGCGCGCAACTTCGCCCAGGTGGGCAACCTGCCGGTGGTGCTGATCGAGTCCGAGCGCGAGCAGAAGGAAGGCGCGCCGGTTAAACACTTCGACTGGGACGAACTCAAGACCGCCTACAACGGCCGCAGCGTTCGCTCCACCGGTGTGAAGAACAACGGCAACGACACCCGCGAACCGCCGTTCCGCGGCGCCCTGCTGATCGCGCAGAACAACGCCGTCAACGCCTCCGAGCCGATCCTCCAGCGCCTGGGCCATGTGCACCTGACCCGCGAGCACCAGACCCCGGAAACCAAGCTCCATGCCGAGCGCCTGGAGCGCATGCCGGTGGAGCAGCTCAGCGGCTTCATCATCAAGGCGCTCAAGCCCGAGGCGCAGGTGATGAAGCTCCTGGACGAGCGCACGTCCGGCTACGAGCAGCAGCTGCTGGCCCTGCCGGGCATCCGCACCGTGCGGATCGCCAAGAACCACGCCCAGCTGCGCAGCCTGGTGGACGCCCTGCAGCTGGTCGTGCCGCTCAGCGACGAGCGCGCGGCCCAGGTGCATGCCGAGGTGGAGCGCATGGCGCAGGAGCGGCAGCAGGCCATCAATGCTGACCACCCGCTCGTGCGCGAATTCTGGGACATGGTCGAGTTCCTCAATGGCCCCCTGAACGAACCCGGCGGCCGGCTGAACCACTCCCGCAAGTCGGCCTTCTTCGCCATCAACCTCAACGAGTTCGTCGAGATGGCGGCCAACAAGCGGCAGCAGCTCCCGAACCTCAGCGAGCTCAAGCGCCTGCTCAAGACCAGCAAGTCGCCGAAGTTCATCGAGACCAACAAGCCCATCAACTCGAACATCGCCACCGACGGGCTGAACAACGCCAAGACCGTCCGCTGCTGGGTGTTCCAGCTCGTTTAGCCCGCCGGCGCGGCAACGCCGGTACCAACCCAAGGAGAAGCACCATGCCAATTAACGACAACGACGACCTCTACAGCCCCAGCCGGCGCGAAACCCTGCTCACCCTGCTGGGCAGCGGCGTGACCCTGGCGGTACTGCTCGCGGCCGGCTACCTCGCCCCCAACCTGCTGGCCCTGGCGGCCCGCTAACCCCAGCGCCCAGGCGCGGCAACGCCTGGGCCTTACCAAGGAGAAGCACCATGCAACTGAACGTAGAACGCGGCGCCCCGATGACCGGCAAGACCGTCCGCCTGCGGAAGAAAGCCCGTGAGGCCGGGCAGGACGAGCACCAGATCATCAGTGGCAATGCCTATGACGTTGCTGACCTGGAGCTGCTTGTGCGCCACCGCGCCGGCCGCGGCGCCCGCGTCATCTGCATCGACGAGTGCAGCGAGGAGCAGATCGATCGCCTGGCAGCCCTGCAGAAGCGGCTGCCGGCCGAACTGACCATCCACGCCGTTGTGGCGAACTGAGGAACAGCACCATGCAAGTGAGCGAAAAGCTTCGAGATCTCGACCTGCTGTTCACCTTCGAGGATCTGGCCAAGGAGAAGGGCTGGTCGGTCGATCGCAACGACCAGGACAACGCATTTGCTGATGCCCTGACCCAGCGCGCGTGGGAGGCATTCGAGGCCGCACATGGCGACCACGGCCGCAAGGAAGGCCAGCAGCTCTACGCCGAGATCAAGAAGTCCAGCAAGTACGCCGGCCAAGCTGCGCTGTGCCGCTCCAACGGCTACGGCTACCCCTTCAAGGTGCGCATCGTCCACGACGGCGGTGGCGACTACTGCGTCAAGGGCGGTGTGGGCGGCCAGTACCGCCTGGCTGACGTGAACCTGTACGTCCTCGAGGACGGCAAAAAGATCCGCGTCCGGTAACGCACGCCCCAGAAACAAGAAGGCCCCGGTGAGCGGCAACTCACCAGGGCCAGACCAACCCAAGGAGAAGCACCATGCAAGCACAAACCCCCGAAGTCAGCGCTGAGCAGGCTACCACGCCGCGCTACGACACGATCGTTATCCGTGGCGCGCTCGGTAAGGAAATCCCCCGCACCGTCGATGGCGGTGAGGTCGTTAGCTGGGCCCGCGGCCATGAGCTGGCTGCGGGCGACGCCCTGCTGGAGTTCGTCAATTACGTGGCAGACGGCGACTGTGGCATCGGTCCGGAACTTAGCGCCAAAGCACGCAAGGCTTTGGACCTGATGGAGCGCCGCAGCGCGCAGGGCTGGGACGCGGACGAGGAGCCAGAAGACTGGCAAGCCGCGGTCAACCGTGCGGCGCACCAGGCCCGCGAAGTGTTCTGCGACTCCCATGACGACGCCACTCAAGCGATTGAATACATGAAGGCTTTGCTGCAACAGGCCGCTCCGGTAGTGCAAGGCGGTGACGCATGAAGCCCTGCACCATCGGCAAACGCCACAGCTGGACCTTCGTCCGCAACGTCGTGACCAGCCACCTGAACGGCCGTTTCGGCCGTATCACCAAGCGCGGGCTCTACCGCTGCGAATGCGGCGCCGCGAAGTACGGCAACCCCGGCCACCAGGCCGAAGGTGGTGCCCAATGACCAACCGCACCCGCCCGACCATGGCCAGCCACCGGCTGGACCTGCCCAGCATCTGCGACATCTGCAACAAGGCCCGCTCCACCCGCAAGCACGCTGCCTGCAGCCGCATCCGCCAGCAGCGCAAGCAGGACGAGTGGGCCAGCTACATGGGCAACCTCACCGCCAAGAAAGCCCAGGGAGGCCGCCGTTATGCTCGTTAAGCGCATCCTCCGACACTTCCACTTCTGCTGTGGTCTGGGCGGTGGCGCAAAGGGTTTCAACCAGGCGAAGCCCGTGGTCGGCAACGTCCAAGCGCACTGGGAATGCCTCGGCGGGATAGATGTTGACCCGGCTGGCCTGCGCGACTTCGAGCGCCTGGCCGGCGTGCCGGGAACGCTGCTGGACCTCTTCACCCGTGACCAATACACGCGCTTCCACGGTCAGCAGCCGCCGGCTGGCTGGAGCGAGGCCTCGGCAGAAGATGTTCGCCGCGCCGCGCGGAACCAGCGACCAGACGCGGTCTTCATCAGCAGCCCATGCAAGGGCGCCAGTGGCCTGCTGTCCGAGGCCACCAGCAAAACCCCGAAATATCAGGCGCTCAACGAACTGACGTTGCGCTGCATCTGGCTGATGGGCGAAGCCTGGAAGGATGACCCGGTACCGCTGATCGTCTTCGAGAACGTACCTCGGCTGGCCACTCGCGGCCGGCACCTGCTGGACCAGATCAACAGCCTGCTCAGCCACTACGGCTATGCGGTGGCGGAAACCACTCACGACTGCGGCGAGCTGGGCGGCCTGGCGCAGTCCCGCAAGCGCTTCCTGCTGGTGGCGCGCCACGTCGAGAAGGTGCCGCCGTTCCTCTACGAGCCCGAAAAGAAGACCCTGCGCGCGGTCGGCGACATACTTGGCCGCATGCCGTTGCCAGGCGACATCGAGGCGGGCGGGCCGATGCACCGCATCCCGTCGCTACAGTGGAAAACTTGGGTGCGGCTCGCCCTGGTTCGCGCCGGGAGCGATTGGCGCAGCCTCAACGAGCTGGCGATCGAGGACGGGCACCTGCGCGACCTGGTGATCGTGCCGGAATACCGCGCGGGCTACATGGGCGTGCATCGCTGGGACGACACCAGCGGCACCATCG